CAGTTTCCTATTATGCCCCGCGCGTCCAGTACGTTGTTTCAATTGTTTGACACGACGGAAGGCGCTTCGGATTATAGTGGGAGCTATGATGAGCATGATTCTTTTGCTGACTTTGAAGAAGACGACTACGACAGGCGCTTAGACGAGGAACGCGACGAATACGACGGTTATTCTGAGGTTACTTCCGACTCAGGCGGTTATGATGATGAACAAGAAAGGATCGCAGATCAGAAACAGCAGGATGAGGACATGCTGGCTCATGCCAAAGACCTCACTGGTGGCGACGACATGTACGTTGCTGACGAAGGCACTTGGTCCGACCACGAAGAACAGAAGGCGAAGAAGATATTCTACGTTCCTGTCCCTACCATAGGATCTTCGCGGGCGACTAGGAGTCAGCGTTGGGCTGACATTGACGACGAAGCTCTGACCGCGATCACAGAAGAAGAACTCGAACTGTTCATGGAGAGATTTGGTGAACTTGTGATGAAATTCCCAGAGTATGACGGCTGGCTCCCTCGGAGCATGTGCTGGAAGATTTTGGGAGGAAAGGCTCGCAGTAACGCAGCTATTGCCTCGTTGATTGACACCGACGATTTGCAACAGACTTCGGGAGGCCATTGGGTTGGCCTTCCTTCGTCCGCAGACTTTTCCGTAAAATCGTCCGAGAAAGACGAATCTACCACGACTTCAGTTCCCATTGAGACGGAGGTGCCGTTGCCTTTCTTCGATGTTAGGCCTATTGCGCCTCCGGATCAGCTTCCGACTCCGAATTTCAAGGCTGTCATTCCACCTTCTGCGCCAGTTGTGATTGTTCCAGTGGCGCTGGCGCCCACATCGATTACTCCAGTGGCGCCTAAACTTCCTATTGTTACTTCAACTTTGAAGGATAAGCCCGTCGTGATTCCACCGACGGCCGCCGTGATTTCCCCGGCGTCAACAAAATCTGCACTTCCAGCTAGTGAGTTGAAAAGCGAATCGAAAACAAAAACAAAACAAAAACAAAAAGAACACAAAAATAAGAAGGTTCGTTTTCGCGACCAGGCTTTGGGTGAGATTCCCCGCCTTGCAGTGAGGGCTCCAGCCCCTCGCTCGGATTGGGGGAAGACACTTCCTTATTCCTCCGAAGGCCAGGCCCCTGCAGCACATTGGGCCCGGCATCGAAGTGAATGCAAACCTCTTCTACCCGCCGTTCCCTTGAGCGATGAGCACTCTCGTGCTTTGAGTGCTTGGATGAATGGCGATTGGAATGCCTTGTCCGTTTTACGAGGAGTCGGTGCCAAGTCTCTTTTAGAACATCCTGGGTTCTCTGAATTCAAGAAGTACATGGAGTCTGGGCGCCCACGCTTTGTGGACCAATGGCAGGTTTCACTTGCTTATGCGGATCGAAGTGTTAGGAACGCGGTGGGCCAACGTCATGCAGCAATGCGTGGTACTTGCTCACGCAGTTACGGCAAGAAAACCGCAAGGAGAGAGTTGTCTCCGGAGTTCCTTGCAGCTCTTGATGCAACCGGTGTCGAATGGAACGGTAAAACGTTGCGTGAAGCATTGGATGGCTACTGTTTGCCCCCCTCGGGGGCTAGTGCTATTTTGCAGAGCTACAAAGGCCAGTGCGAGCGACAGGTTCCGGGAAACTGGGACAAGTTGTTTGCGAAACCGGATTTTCAGGACCTCTTTGAAGATTTCGTGTCGAAATATCCCGCCACCCGAGGCTTGGAAGCCTCTCCCATGGAATTGATTGACCGGTATTTGGACGGTGTTGATTGTACGAAATCGGCAGGTTGGGCTTCTCGTTATCTGCCCGGCACAAAAGGTGTTTGGGCCTCGACCACCGATGGAAGGGAAAGATTAACTTATTTAGCGATGTGCCGTTTTGCACTTCGAATTGCTGAAGGCGACAACCTTGCTTGGATTACCGCAGAAGATATGGTCATTGCTGGCTGCAAAGACCCTCTGGAAATCTTTGTGAAGATGGAGGCTCATGGCAAGGAGAAGGCGAAGAAGAACCGTTGGCGATTGATTTGGACTTCGAGTGTTGTGGACAGCGTTTGTCAAGACGTGATGCACCATAGACAGAACAAGGCAGATATAGTAGCGTATAGTGATGGCTCCCTCAACGTGCAAGCGGTGGGGCTTGGCCACCACGACGACGGTATTAAGCGGCTTGGTGAAGTTTTTGATTCAATGTCTCAGGGCACGAAATCGTTGAAAGGCTCCGACGCGAGCGGCTGGGATTTATCCGTCAGCCGCGACGCCATCGTTTTTGATGCTGAACGACGAATCCGACTTCTCACGAAGGCGGAGAGCGTTGCTCGTGATTTGTTGCTTGCAGAAGCCATGACAAACTCCGCTCACGTTTTGGTGATTGGCGAGGCCTTATGGTCTTCCGATTATTTTGGCGTGACGGCCACAGGAATTCCGTCCACATCAGCACAAAATTCCTCTATTAGATCTTTCACACTTCGCGCTTGCGGAGCAGACGATGCAACCGCTGCAGGAGACGACGAGACCCACACGGGCGATGTTGATCCCGATTTGTTGTTGTCGACGGGCTGTTTAACGAAGGAGGGCAGTGAGTGGGAGAGCGGACCGAAAGGCCCGGCTTCTTTCACTTCTCACTCCTTTCGTAAGAGCTTTGGCATGTGGTTCGCCACGTTCGACAATTTGGTGAAGATGTTAGCTCATTTGGATTTGCGGCGCGAGCCTGGCAAGGCTCCGAGCACCGACGTCACCGGCGGCATGTTGTTTGCGTTGCGCACTCCCCGGTGGAGAAAGGAATTTTTGAGAAGGTTGTGAAGGCTTGCGGTTGGACTCTCGGCGACGAGAGGTTTTGC